ATGGAGATCACGATCGGCAAAGCCCGGCGAAGCAGGCTCTCTGATCCCCTGCCCGGTCAGGTCTATGTGGGCCGGCCCAGCCCGCTGGGCAATCCCTTCCAGCTCGGCCGCGATGGAAGCCGCGCTGAGGTGATTGCCCGCTACCGGCATTGGCTCTGGGCCCAGCTGCAGGTGCCCGGCTCGCTGCAACTGCGCGAGCTGGAGCAGTTGCTGGCCCAGGCCCAAGTGGGCCCGCTGGAGCTGCTGTGCTGGTGCGCGCCGTTGGCCTGCCACGCCGAGGTGATCCGCTCTGCGCTGCTCTGGCTGGAAGCGCAAAGGCGTGTCACAGCATGAGCTGTAGGGCTCCCTTTTGTTGAAAGGCAGGCGCGCAGGGTGCCTCAGTGTGCGCGGGATGGCGCAAGGGCTGCGCGAGCGGTTCGGCCCTGGCGGGCCTCCCGCCCTTGCGCTCACCCGCGCAGGCACGTCGGCGTCCTTTGCGCCCTTCCCGATGGCCGCATCCACCACCACGCGCCGCCACAGGTTCTCCGGTCCCTCGCCCGAGGAGGCGATGGTGCGCGATCTGATCGAGCTGCTCGAGGCCGGCAGCACACCCTGGCGCCGGCCATGGGATAGCCGCGGTGGCGGCGTCCACAGCAATTTGCTCAGCGGCCGGGCCTACCGGGGCGGCAATCCCATCCTCCTGGAGCTGGGGATGGCCATGCGGGGCGCTGAGCTGCCGTTCTGGTGCGGCTTCGCCGAGGCGAAGAAGCTGGGCCTCTTCCCGCGCAAGGGATCGAAGTCGGTTCGCATCCTGCGGCCCCAGCTGCAGTCCAGCGAAAAGGAGGGCAGCGAGGGTGAGCCGGTGCTGCGCAGCTGGGCACGCTACCGGCCGGTGCCGGTGTTCAATGCCTGCGATCTGGAAGGCGAGGCGCTCGCCGCTCTGATCGAAGCCCGGCTGCCGCAGGTGCAGCCCAGGGCACCGCTGGAGCGGATCGAGCAGGCCGAGGAGGTGCTGCAGGCCTGGGAGGTGCCGGTTGGCTGGGGCGGTGAGCGGGCCTTCTATGCCCTCGGCGCCGATCGCATCCAGCTGCCCGAGCGCGAGGCCTTCCACTCGCCGGCTGCGCTCTATGCCACCTGGGCCCACGAGTGCATTCACTCCACGTGCCACGAATCCCGCCTGAAGCGGGATCTATCTGGTGCGTTTGGCTCCCGCGGCTATGCCCGCGAGGAGCTGGTGGCCGAGCTGGGCAGTGTGCTGATCGGCCAGCGGCTGCAGATCGGTTGCGAGCTGGCCCATCACGCCGCCTATCTGCAGAGCTGGATCTCTGTGTTGCGCGAGTCCCCGAAGGTGCTGCTGCAGGTGATCAGCGAGGCGCGCCAAGCGGTGGATCTGTTGTGCCCGGAGGCGCCCTGTCCCGAGGAGCCGGCCGGAGATCCAATCCCTGCAGCGGCATCGGGAGGCGGAGCTGCGGATCCTGGCCTGAGGCCACCGGCTGAGTCGCTCAGGCCTTGAGCTGCTCGCGCATGGCGGCGGCGAGGTGGCGGTGGCCGTTGCTCTCCAACCAGTCGCTGCAGGCAGCCAGCATGCGAGCCGCGGCGTGGCGGGCGTACTGGTGGCGCATGAAGGTCGACGGGTTGGCCTGCTGGATGGCCAGGAGCGACCACCGCCTCACGAGGCTGCGCTCCGGCAGGAGGAGGGTGTCGACGGTCTGCTTGTCAGTGCCAGTGCAGAGCAGATCCATAGCCATGAGGCTGCTATCGCTGCGAAAGGCTAGTCGGGGTCAGTAGGGTAAGACAGTCGCTTTAGCGACGGGATCGGTTCGCGAGCCAGAAGAGGCGGTGGCGGCCCTCCCCATCCTGCGGGCCTCGCGCAAGGGCTTCGCGAGCTGGCCTCCGCCGGCTGCTTTCTGCCCACAGCAGCTGGTGCCAAGGGCGCCGGCCAGCCCTTGCGCGGGCCCGCCGGGAGGTCGGGTCCTTCACCGCTGCGGCCATGGCCGGTGTTCAGATCCTTCTTGATGTTCAGCGCAGCGGGATCCGCTGGCGCGTCACCCTGCTGCCCAGCTTCCGCCCTGGAGCCCGTGCGCTGGTGCTGTTCGAGAAGCGGGGCAAGGCCGGCCGGCTGCTGCATTGGCAGCAGGCCCACTGGAGCCCGCTGCACAGCGGCAGCTTCCTCACCCCCCGGGAGCAGGTCAGCGGGGGTTTGGTGCCGCGCTGCCTGGTGGAGCGGATCGAGGCGCTGCTGCGGGGTGCGCCGCTGCCGCGGCGGCGCAGCGAATGGGGCCAGGTGCGAGGGCGTCTGGTGCGCCTGCCGGTGCGGGGCGGCGGCCCCGGCGGCTGAGGGCCACGCTGCTGCGGAGAGCAGGCCGGAGAGGCTCCATCCGTAGTAGGACATCTGTACTGCTGCGGATGGGGACGATGCTGGCCGAGCTGCCCCTGGGCCAACCGATTCCTTGCAGCGTCAGCGCCGATGAGGAGGGTTTGGATCTCCACGGCGCCCTGGTGCCCCATCCAACCTGCAGCTTCTACATGCGGGTCAGCGGCCATGGGCTGCGCAGCCACGGCATCCACGACGGCGACCTGCTCGTGATCGACCGCAGTGTCGAGCCCCGCAGCGGCGATGTGGTGATCGTGGCCCACCGGGGGGTGTTTCTGCTGCGGCCGCTGCGGTGTGAGGGGGAGCAGTGGCTGCTGGAGCCGCAACGCGCCGGGGAAGCGGTGATCGTGCTGGATCTGGAGTCGTTCGATCGCTCGGGACTGTTTGGGGTGGTGGCCCATGCGGTGCATCACCTGGCCAGGTCGCCGTCGCGGCGGCGCTGAGATGGGCGGAGCACCGCAGGCGCCCGTTGGGCCCCCGTCCCGTCGACACCACGAAGCGCGTGTTTGCTGTTGCGATGTCCGCAGCCCTGCGCTGGCACGCGTCGTAGGCGGCGCGCCGTTACTGCCGCCTTGGCCAGAGCACGCCGGTGGCGGGCCGGCCCGATCCGCCGCCGCCGCCCGTTCCCCCGCCCATGCCACCAGCGGCAGCCAGCTGCTGGGCATAGAGCGGGTGCTGCTGCACGCCGGCCAGGCCGGCGGCGTTGGGGCTCCAGTCCGTGATCAGATCCGGCACGCTCGCCGGTCCGATCAGGGAGGGGGAGAGCGGCGGCAGGGCCATGACGGAGAAGCGATCGCTGAGGCTGCGCCAGCTGAGTGAACCGATGGCCGCCCAGCCACTCAACACAGACGGCGGAGGGCTGGAGGGGAGCCGGAGCCAGAGGTCATCGACGGCGCCACCAGCGGCGCCGAGCTGGTAGTAGGTGCCGCCACCGGCGGGGTCACTGAAACGAGCCAGGCGGCGGGGGTCGGTGTGCTGGTTGTCGCCATTCCAGAGCAGGGGTGGCAGGAGAAGACGGGGTTGGACGCTGTTGAACTGCACCGCACCGGTGGCCAGCGGGATGACCTGCCAGGCGATGGGGGCGTTGATCTGCTGGGTGCCGGAGGCGCCTGAAACGAAGCTGACGACCTCCGGGGACTGGCCGCGCCAACTCCAGCGATCGTTGGAGCTGAACATGCCGATGTAGGCGCGGGCGCGGTGGAACCAGAGGTTCCAGCCGCTGACCGCCGGGCTGCGGAACAGCAGGATCGAGAGGTTGAGGCTGTAGTTGTCATCGCCGGGGCGCAGCAGGGTGGCCAGGAAGAACTCCGCCCCTGGGGTGGCATCGAAGACGACGATCAGGGTCCCCTCCAGCCCCGCCACCGCAGGCGTCCCGCTGGGCCCGTAGTGGGAGAGGCCCCGGTTGGCGCTCAGCAGGGTGGAAGAAAAGTTGCCGTAGCCGCCGTTGCTGGTGTCATCGATCCAGTTGCTGGCCAGGCCCAGGCGCAGCAGGGCGCTGGCGGTGCTGGAGCTGAAGCCCTGGGCCAGGGAGACGTTGTGGAAGCTCAGCACCAGGGGGGAGGTGGGGTGCCCGAGGCGCCACACGAAGCCGTAGCTGGTGCTGCCGGTGGCGCTGGCGTGATTGCGCAGCACGCTGAGCTGCAGATCGGTATTGGCCGGGTTGGCGTTTGCCGCGGCGGCGAAGGCGGAGAAGGCCTCATGCAGCCGCATGCCGACATCGGTGGCGGCGCTGCTGGCCCAGTTGTAGGTGTCCGGGCCCCAGGTGCGGGCACAGGCCGTGAGGGTCATGGGGCGTCGATGAGACGAACCGCCAGGCGGCTGGGGCCAAAGACCAGCCACTCGCTGCCGTTGGCGGCTTTGAGGTAGCCGCCGGTGGCGAAGGTGCGGTTGTAGGTGCCGAAGTCCGCCGGCAACACCACCGGATCCCAGCGGCGCAGCGGCGGCAGGGGGGTGACATGGACGATCGAAGGGGTTGCCAGCATCCAGGCCGAAGGGTGGCGCAAGGCGAACGGGGGCCCGTTAAAGAACTCGCTCCACAGGGCCGTCGCGAAGATCTCCCTGGCGGCGGCGAGGTTCCAGGCGACCATGCACTGGAGGCCGCCCATGGTGGTGTTGTGCAGGTGCCAGAGGCCTGAGGTGACGTCCTTGGCGATCAGCAGCACCACCGCCTGGCGGGTGGAGAAGGTGTGCAGCGAGAGGCAGAAGCCGAAGTATTCCTGACCCGGAGCCAGGCTGCGCACGACCCAGGCCAGGGCCGGGTAAGGCTCCGCGGGATTGAGGCTTGATGCCGGGGCGTGGAACTGGCCGCCGCTGAGCAGGCCGTGGGCGCCGAGGCCGCCGTTGGGGTTGTGGCCGGCGGCCAGGCCCACCGCTGTGGTGGCGGTGGTGCCGGCCAGGGTTGCGACCCACTGGCTCATCAGCTGGACAGGGGCACCGCCGCTGGTGGCGGCGAGGGTGGCGCGGATCGTCCAGCCCAGATGCTCGGCATCGGCGGCCGGGCCGGTGAGCACCTCGAGCAGCTGGGTGGGGTTCTGGGCGTTGGCCGCCACCAGCCAGCTGGCCAAAAGGGCCTCCACGTCGGTGAAGAGATCCGGCAGCGGGAAGCCCTGATCGCCGCGGCGGGAGAGATCGGTGAGGATCGCCGCCATCAAAGCGCCAGCAGCAGGCTGCTGATCGACAGCATCGCCTCGATGGGTTGGCCCTGGTCGGTGCGCAGCCGGCCATGCAGCAGGGCGGCGGGGGGATCGTCCTGGTTGGCCCAGCTCACCCCCGGCGGCAGGCGCAGCACCGCGCTGTCTTCTGTAAAGACGGCATCGAGCACCACGCCAGCCGCCGGATCCGGATCGGCGCTCTGGGGCCGATTGGCGTCGGCGAGGGCGGCGGCGTCCGAGACGTAGAGGCTGAGCCAGGCCGGGATGTCGCAGCTGACGAGCAGCAGCAGCCCGGCACTGCCCAGCCGATCGAAGCTCAGTGGTGCCACCTGGGGGCCGGCGGCGATCGGGAGCAGCAGGCTCTGGCTGAGCCGGCGCGGTCCCTCCTGTCTGGCGACCCAGGGCATGGCTCAGGGCACCACGGCGATCTTTCGAATCGCCCGCACCGTCTGAGCCGTGGTCTTGCTCAGCGGATCCCAGTTGCCGTAGTACCAGTCCTGCACCTGGTGGGTGGTGGCCGAGTCCTGGGTGGAGGTGCCAATCCCGCCGGAAAAGAACGCCTGGGCGCCGCCGGTCGTAAACAGCGCCACGGCGGTCTGGGCTGGAATCACGCCGGAGTAGTTGGCGGTGGTGGCGGGAATGGCGTAGGCGTTCGCCCCGAAGCCTGGCGTGCTGCCCTCGCTGTTGTCCGGCTTGAAGCGCCGGTAGAGGATCTCCAGCTCGTAGAGGGCCGGGATGTACCAGTCGTCGTAGCCGCCGATGGAGAGCGCCCGGGCCCATTGGTTGGCCGGGTGGGCGGCGTCCTTGGCCGCCTCGCTGTTGGCGAAGCCATCGAAGCTGCTGCCCGTCCCGGCGGTGGCGGTGTTGGCGCTCTTGCAGGCCCTGGAGCTTTCGCCTGTGGCCTTGGGGGCAATGATCAGCGCATGGCTGGCGATGCCGTTGGCGGCCTGCGAGATCAGCCCGCCGTAGTAGCCGCCCTGGAAGGCGGCGCCGATCGCCGGCAGGTTGGCGACCGGGAAGCCGGTCGGGGGCGGCTGCAGCTGGTGCACCTCACCGCTGACCAGATCGAGATAGAGATCGCCCACCAGGGCGGTGGGGATGGAGCCAGGCGGGCCGCTGCCAACGAACCAGCCGCTGCCGCGGGGGCCGGCGCTGCCCGGTGCTCCAGCAGGTCCCGGCGGCCCTTGGATCGAGCCCCCATCCACCCAGCTGCTGGTGTCCGCGTCCCAGACGTAGAGCCGGTCGTTTTGATCGGCGACGACATAGGCATGGCCTTCCTGCAGGCCGTTCGTGGGCAGGGCGGCAAAGGTTGGAACGCTGCCCTTGAAGTCGATGCCCATCCCGGCGGGGCCTGGCGGGCCTGCTGGCCCGGGGCCGCCGGCCTGGCCGGGAGGCCCCGGCACGCCCTGGGGGCCGCGGAGGGAGCCGGTGTTCTGCCAGGTCATGGGGCGAAAGCAGGACGTGCCTGCCCTCTATTGCCAGCCCCGCAGGGCCAGCGGAGGCCGCACTTACCGCTCAGGTGAGCAGCCAGGCGGTGCCGCTCCAGCGGCGGGCGGGTTTCGCCGTCCAGGTGCTGCCGGTCCACACCAACACCGGCCGGCTACGCCAGTCGGTGCCGCTCCAGAAGCGCAGCTCGCCCCCGGCTGGCGGTGGCGGCTGAGGCGAGAAGAAGTCAGCCGTGATGAGGTCACCGGCCGGGCCCCGGTCCCAGCGATCGGAGCCACCCGGGAAGGGAGGGCGGGCGTCGCGCTCATGGCGGGCCATGGCTCAACCGGCGATGAAGCGGGCTACACCTTTGGAGATGCCCGTGGTGGTGGCGGTGCAGAGCTGGATGAGGCAGAGGCAGGCGTCGCTGTGGAGATCCGGCAGGCCAAGGGCGGCCCAGTCGAACACCTCCGCCTTGTTCGCCACCACCGTGAAGAACCCGGCGCGGTAGCGGCTGCAGGTGACACCGAAGTTGCCGGCGGTGCCGCTGGTGGCACTGAGCTGGACACTGTTGACCGCCTTGATGCCGGTTCTGCCCTGCGGCGGCAGGATCTGGTAGAGCCCCGAGGCGCGGCTGGTGGCGACCAGCGGCACCGCCACCACCTGGGTGCTGTCGTCCTCGCAGACCACGCTCACGTTGGCGGTGACGGCCGTGGAGCCGGTGTCGGCGTACCACTCCAGCCACCACTGCAGCTGGCTGAAATCCCCAAGGCCGATCCGCTCTGCCGCAACGCCGGCCAGGGAGAGCGGCAGGTTGGTGCTCTGGAGGGTGTTGAGGTTCCCCACCAGTCCGCCCTGGTGGCAGAGGCGGTCGTGAATCTCCAGGCTGCCGGTCGCGAGGCTGGTGGCCACATCCACCCAGCCGATGTAGTTGCTGGAAGGCTGCGGCTGGGGCAGGTAGTTCAACGAGCCCAACAGGGCGTTGGTGCAGGCCGCCGGCGCGGTGGGGATGGCGCCCTGGCCTGGCTGCCCCGTCGCCCGCCAGAGGGAATAGAAGCGGCCGACGACGGCGTTGCTGATCGAGGCCTTGTCGAACAAGGAATGGCGGGAGTTCGCCAGGGCGGCGATCAACTGGTCGCGGGAGGTGATGGCCATGGTCAGGTGGTGTCGATCCAGAGGTCACCAGGAGCTGGGTCGGGTGGCGGCGTGGGGCCAACGGTGAGGCGCGAGGCGTTGAGCTTGGTGGCCAGGGCCTGCTGCAGGTCGATCTGGTCGCCGAGGCTGCCGCCGATGGCGCCCCAGCTCGGCGACGGGCCCGGGGGGCCGCGCAGCGAATCACCGGTGGGGGTCCAGCTCATCAGACCTCCAGCTCGTAGATGCTGCCGCTGAGCCGATCCAGATACAGATCCCCCGGCGCCGGCGGCGGCTGCACCTCCTCGTGCCACTGCAAGGTGGGTGGACCGTCACCCGAGTACCAGCGAACGCCGCGGCTGGCCACGCCGGAGCCGTGCATCGCCACCAGCGCCGGCTGGCCGTCGACGGGGCTGGGCAGCAGCCCGAGGCCGCCCTGCGGATGGAGGCGCAGCTGCCACTGCTCGTTGCGGCTGCCATCGAAGGCGTTGCCGCTCAGGCCGGCACCAGGCACCAGGGCCAGGCCCACACCAACGCGGGGCGGATCGTCACCGGCCCGCGGTGACGTGATGGGGAGCGGGCAGCTGTGCAGCGCCACCTCAAGGGTGGCGACCAGGAGTCCCACCTGCACGGTGACGCTGTGATCCTCGATGTCGGTGTAGAGGTGGCGGGGTTCCGGTATCCGCTGGTCGTAGGGCGTCCAGGGCACCGTCTCGCTGCTGCCATCCCCCCAGGTGATCTCGATCGGCTGCGGCGGCAGCGCCCGAGGGTTCACCAGCAGCGCCACGGCGCGAGAGAGGGCCGGTTCATCCCAACGCCGCGGGGATGGCATCCAGCTGAGCTCCAGATCGAGGGCAGGAACGGGTGCGGTGCGGAAGCCGATGGCCAGCCAGCGCGGCACCTCATGGGGCACCACCCACTCGCCCCGGCCGGGGCAGCCGAGGGGTGGCAGCAGGCGGAGGCGATCGCCGTTCTGCGGTGGCGTGGAGGGCAGCGGGTAGGGCATCGCTCACGCACCGGGCTACTGACCATTGCCAGCGGCAGAACGCATGGCGGGTCTCAGATCAGGAGGCTGGGGACCAGCTCCTCGCCCTCGCTCTGCCCGTTGCCCTCGCCCTCCGCCTCGCCGATGCCCTTGCCCGGGCCGGTGCTCTCGGTCTTGATCTGGCCGTCGTGCACCTCTGCGTCCAGCAGCTCCTCCGCTGCGGCGAGCAGCTCAGCGCGGGTCTGGCTGCCATCGAGCAGCACCCCGAAGCGCTCACGCACGGCGGCGACAATCTGGGGCTTGGTCAGCCGCTCCAGCTCCAACGGTTCAGCAGTCCTCTCGCTGGCCCCTTTGTCCTGGCGCTCCTGGTGGTCCTGGCCGCCGGTCTCCAGCAGCAACCCAGCGGGCAGGAGTTCGTCGCCCTCTGCTTCCAGAGCGGCTGGTTCCCCGTCCTCCTCGTGCTCGTCGTCCTCCAGCTCCAGTTCCGGCTGGGGCGGGTGAATCGTCCAGCCCAGGCGGCGCCAGCCGTCGGCGTGGACCGGGTAGATGATCCGGTCCTGTTCGCCTTCCTTGGAGATCAGCAGCATCCCGGCGGGGGCCGCCAGTCCGTCCTCGATCGGTGCCATGGGTCGGCCCTCAGAAGGTGAGGCCGGCATAGGCGCCGGCAGGAGCGACGGTCACGTCGCTGGGGTTGGTCATCAGGCAGCGCGCGAAGACCACGCTGTAGGCGCCGACGTCGTCAGCATCGGCTGGTGCCACGGCGAGGTTGCCGCCGTTGAGTGGCGCCTCGACCCGCCCACCGCCGGCGGGGATCGCCACCTCGGCGGCCTGCACCCAGGTGCCCATGGTCCCGTTGAGCAGCTCGGGGGCCACCTCCAGGGTGAAGGTGACAGCAGCGGCATGGCCCGGATGGGAGGCCACGAAGGTGAAGACATCGGCCGCATCGAGCGGCGTGCTCAGTTTCACGGTGGTGCCGCCGGCAATGGTGCGCTCGTTCGGATCGGTGGCGGTGTGATTGATCCAGCCCACCAGGGTGGCGGCGGCATCAATGGGTCGGCTCATGGTCGTGTCCTCAGCAAAAGGGGGATCAGCAATGGCGTGGAAAGGGGTCTGGGGTTGCGGGCTCAGTTGACGGCGGGGCCGATGTTGAACAGCCGGCCCACGGAGCGGTCGTTGCAGACCGCGAAGCCGACGTACCAATCCACCCGGGTGCGGAAGACCGGGGCATCGGGGACCTCGCCGAAGTCGCGCACGGAGATGCCGTAGCGACCCTCGAAGGGGCCCTGCAGACCGGTGACCATCTCGTCGCCGAAGGCGCAGCAGTAGAAGCTGGTGGTGCTGCCGGCTTCCCCGAAGCCGAGCACAGGATGGCCGTTGGCGTCCTCATCCACGCAGAGGATCTCGGTGTCCTCGAACCAGTGGCGTCCGTCGATCACCTGGTAGAGGTCACCGCCGGCCTCACGGCTGGCGTGACTGATCTGGCGCCGTCCTGCCTTGCTGGTGAGCAGCACCTTCTCACCGCCATTGGCGTTGACCGAATCCACCAGCGATTCGAGCCTGGTGAGCTTGACGGTGCCGCCGTCGTTGTCGATGGTGCGGGGCCCATCGGGCACCAGCCGCTTGCTGAGGCCGTTGAAGGCGCGTGGATCGAAGCTGGCGTCACCGTTGATGATCGCGGCCTCCAGCGTCATGCGCATGGAGCGGACCTTCTGCTCGGTCTGGCTGGCTCTGGCCTCGGCGCCGTTCATGTCAACGATCGAGCGGTCCACATCGAGGTCCCCCCCGAAGAGATGGACGAACTCGGTCTCGTTGGTGATGGCGCCGTAGCTGCGGCGGTAGCCCTCGTTGACACCGCGGAAGCCGACGCGGGGCAGCTTGATCTCCTTGGGGTACTTGAGGGCACCGCCGGAGAGATTGCGGAACGGCAGCCGGCGTAGAAGCTCACCTTCCGCGAAGGTCTTGGTGACAGCGAGGCGATCGACCCGCGTCTCATGCTTCATCGCCTCGATGAGGGTGAGGCCCATGGTCACTCCGGGAGCAGGGGCTCCAGCAACGTCACCACCTATTGCCAGGAGGGGAAAGGCGCCTGCGGGAACCGGTTTGAAAGGGGCAGGCGGCGGCCTTCCTCACGATCTGCGGCGGTGCAAGGGCTGCGCAAGTCGGCGCCGCTGCGCTCCGCCGACCCTTGCCCGCGCCGCAGGTCCGCTCGGGTCCGCCTGCCATCCCCCTTCATGGCACTCCAGATCCTGCTCATCCAGCGCAAGGCCCTCACCCACAGCGATCACGTCTGCACCTCTATTGGGGTTCACGTTCCACCCGAGCCCGTGCTCAGCTCTGAGTTGCTCGGCTGGCTGTGTTTCTGCCGCCCAGAATCGCTCACCTTCTCCCGGGTCGGGCCGATCGTGGTCGCCCACGGCGGCGCCTGGGCGAAGGCCCGCGAGCTGGAAAGCCTGCACTGGCCGCTGCTGGGCGGCACCGTGATCCACGGAAAAGCGGTGGGCGTGTCCCGCCGTCTGGCTGAGGGCCAACACGAGGCGCTCAGCGAGAGCGAGGCGCACCATGCCAAGCGCATCCTGTGGAAGCACTGCTCGGCGCTGGTGCAGCGCTGTTGCCCGATCCATCAGGCCTTCGAGCAGGGGCTTCCTTGGGATGAGCTGCAGCACTTCCGCGCCAGCGATCACGCCGGCCAGGCCGAGATCGTGCAGCAGAGCCTGCAGCGCCGGCGCGCCCTGCAGGTTGCCGCTGTCCGGGCCTGATGGCCGGGGCGGAGTCGCCCTCGTGGTGGCCCCGCCTGAGCGCTGTCTTGGCAGCAGGAGTGGGGGCTCCCGGGATTTCCAGGCCCTGGCCCCTCTGGGGGACTGGCTCACGCAGGTCGCTTCATCGTGCGGGATGGCCTCAAGGGCTGACGCGAGCGGCTTCGCCGCCCTTGACCCCATCCCGCGTGACCGCTGGCGTCCTTCGCTGCGCCGGCCATGGCCACCGCTGCCCGCATCCGCTCCCTCTCCCACCACAGCTCCGCCTCGTTGGAGCGGTTGAGCTTCATCTGTTGCACCACCTGTCCTCCCCTGCCGCGCTTGGGGGGGCTGGCCGATGCGCTGCTGCTGGAGCGGCAGCTAGCCAATCCGCCCTCCTGCCCGGCCTGGATCCGGCCTGAGGAAGTGCCGTATTGAGTCCCGCAGGCCTCAATGGCCCGGCCTGGCGGTCCTCTCCGCCAGGCCTTTCTTTCGCTCTGGCAACAGAAGGCAGCTGCTTTCAGGCCGTGGCCACGATGTCGCCCCAGCGGTTCCTCGACCGCTTCCTCCACTTCAGGGCTCAAGAACAACAAGCGCGGGGCGTGCTGCTGCTGCACCAGGCCATCAGCCAGCTGAAGGGGGGAGAGGCGATCCTGCGCGAGGAGGCGCCCTGGGCTGTCGCTTTCAGCGAGAAGCCCGCGCAGCCGGTGAGCTCTGCACTCCCGCCGCTCGATCCCCGCGGCAGCGAGGAGGCCGGCCTGGCCGGGCCGTTGATCCCGGCACCGGTGAAAGCGGGCGATTCCTACCTACTGGTCAACGACCGTGACCAGGACATGGAGGCCTACGACCACACCGGCAAGTTCCTGTGGCGGGAACCGTCCCTGGCCCGGGGCCAGGGCACCGACACCGAGTGGCGTCACACCGGCACCGACACCCCGCCGGGGCTCTACAAGCTGGGGACGGTCTATCGGGACTGGGAGAAGAACCCCAACCCGCCGAGGGACGCCACCCTGATGGCCTATGGCTGGTACAGCTACGACATGGTCGAGCTGGAGGGCCAGGAGCAGAAGCTCGGCCGGGCCGGGATCATGCTCCATGGCGGCGGCACCGGCTGCGGCTGGCCCGGTGCCTGGGAGCCGCGGCAGACGCTGCTGCCCACCCTTGGCTGCCTGCGGGTCCACAACGTGGTGCTGCGCGAGCGGATCCTGCCGCTGTACGAGCAGGGCACCGTCTATGTGGGGGTGTTCCAGGAAAAAAAGTAGCGGCGGGGCCAGGTCCGGGGCCAGGGCCTGAGCAGGAGTCCGGCCTCAGCAACCTGCAGCACTGGCTCCAGTTCCTCACCAGCTCTGCGGTCACCAAGGCCAGCGCCTGGAAGATCGCCCCGCTCAGTGCCGCGGAGGCCTGCGGCTTCCTGGCCTGCGTGATCGTGGAGACCGGCCAGCCCGATCTCGAGCAGCTGGATGTGACGGAGGCCGGCAGCGGCAGGGGCCGCGGTGCGATGCAGTACACAGGGCCGCGCCGGGTGGCCTACGAGCGGGCCCGGCAGCAGGCGATCGCACTGCGCATCGATCCCAACAGCAGCGGCTGGCAGCAGCGCTACTTCGCGGAGGAGTACGCCGGCCTGCACGATCCGCCGGAAGGATCGCTGATCGGCTGGTCGCGGGTGTTCGAGCAGCGGCCAGCGGGGATGGATGCGGAGGCGGCAGCGGCCTACTGGACCGGCTCCGCCGCCAAGGGCCAGGGGTACTTCCGCCCCGGTGTGCCCCACTTGGAGCGGCGGCAGCAGCAGGCAAGGCGGCTGTGGCTGCTGGTGCAATCCGGCGCCCTGACGCTCAGCGCCCCGCCCAGAAGCTGAACAGGCGCCGCCAGATCGACGGGCGCAGCATCCTGCCCCGCACCAGCCGGCTCAGCTCCCGGTAGATCGCCTCCAGCAGCTCGCCGTGGGGGAGTGCCTCCGGCACATCTGTGGCCGCCAGCGGCGTGTCGAAATGGATGTTGAGGATGCCGATCGGGGTGCCTTCCAGCAGGATCAGGCGCCCGTAGAGGAAGGTGATGCCGTTGCGCTGCAGGTAGTCCTGGCAGGGCACCGGCAGCAGGCTGCTGAGCCGCACAAGGTGCCAGCTGTCGGCGCCATGGGCGATCAGGACCTCCAGGTCCTGGCGGATCCTCTCGATCGGCAGGTCTTTCGACTCCAGCGCCAGCGGCAGCCGTCCCAACGAGACGTAGGAGCTGACGATCGTCACCCGAGAAAAGGCATAGCCGTAGCTGGTCAGCCCAGGGCTGTAGAAGCTGCCGAGCGCCACCCTGCTGGAGCCGGTGAGCACCCCCACCTGGGCCAGGAGGTCGGCCATGTAACGGCTGTCCTGCTGGGTGCCAAGCAGGGTGCCGATGCGGGCCATGACGGTGTCGCGCAGGAAGGCGCGCCAGAGCAGCCAGGCGGCCATGCCAAGCAACAGCAGGCCATCGGCTGAAAGGCTCAGATGCAAGGGCCCCAGGCTCGGTAGTTCCGGCGGCGGCCCCACCACCCCGGCTGGGGGCTCCAGCGGTGGCTCACCTGGGAGCCCGGGTTGGTTGTCAGGTCCGCGCTGCCCGCCGGGCGGATCGGTGCTCGGGTCGCTCATCGGTTCCGTGCGGACGGCTGGCGCGAGCAGCGGCCGGGCGGGGAGTCGCTGGGGCAGGGCTCAACAGCAGTTACCAGGCGGCAGGCGGATCGGCTCGGCCGGGGGGTACGCCTGGGCTTGCCCATTGCTCCGCTTGGCCTCGTTCTGCGTCGAGGCCTGAGGGCACCTGATCCGGCTGCTGGGACAACGCCCAGACAGCCAAGGACCCGCGTGGTTGCTCCAGCTGGCGCCTGCAGCGGGTCAGCGTCCTTGCGAGCTCAGAATGGGACGGGTGGCTGCCTGCCGTGCCGCTCCTCACCGCCTGACTTGCGGCGGATGTCCTTCACCGGCCTTACGCATCCCATGGGCCACCCTGTTGCCATCGACGGCCTCGACGCCAAGGCGGCGCGTCGGCGACTGTGGCTCGCTGCGCTGCACCAGCTGGCGCTTGCCGACGGCGATTTCTCCCCTGCAGAGGAACGGCTGCTGGCGGAGCAGCTGACCAGGGATCTTCCTGGTCTGACCCTCGACGACCTGCACCATCCCGGCGACGAGGCCGTGGTCCACCGCTTCGGGGTCGGCACGCCCGTTGCGGAGGAGTTCCTGCGCTCCGCTGTGCTGGTGGCCCTGGCCGATGGCCATCTCAGCGCGATCGAATGCGAACGGCTGCGGCACTGGAGTGAAGTGCTTCAGGTGGGCCAGGGCTTGATCGAAGACCTGCTCAAGACGCCGATGATCCGTGATGGCTCCAGTGACGTCTGCTGTGACACCCATCAGCACCCAGGGCGTCTCGATGCTGTGCGGCGCTGGATGGATGCGCTGGAGCCTTCCGATCCAGAGGTCGCCCGCTTCCTGGTGCGGCTGATCCCCGCCCAGTGCCCTTTTGAGCGCGACGTGAAGCTGTTCGGCTGGAAGCTGGTCCACATCCCGCCGATGTGCAAGATCAACCCGCTCTACGACCAGCTGGTCGCCTTGCGCTTCCGCTGCCTCTGCCGGCTGGAGGAGGTCGGGGACACCGCGCTGCCCAGCTGAGTCGCCCAGCCCAGCTGGGTGTGGTTTGCTGGGCAACGGAGACATCTCGCGCCGCCGGCTTTCCTCCAACAGTCATTGGATGGATGCAGACGCCCAATAACCACAACAAAGCCCGGAGCGTTGGCCCCGGGCCTTGGGATTCTTGGGTTGAAGGTTCGGAGCCGCTGGCGCTGGCACCTGGGGCCAGGTGTCTAGTGGGACGTTCCGTTGGGTCCGGGGCACCTGGATCGGTGCAGTGGACGGCGACGGCGTGACACGCCTGGAACGTCAGAGATCCGTCGAGAGTGTTGGAGCAGGGGCCGGATCGTCAGCGCGCTCCTGGTGTCTGCTCCGGGGGGGTGTCTTCCATCAATGAAGCCTCCGAATCCCGATGCCGTCACCATCGTTCAGCCCACCGCTGCGGGCAAGACGTTCGTGGTGATCGACACCTGTCTTCATTGGCGGCAACGGGTCTTCATGGAGAAGGGCCTGCCGCTTCAGCCAGGAAGCTCGTCGTCCTGGCGGCGGCGGGGGGTGAACTGGCCTCGCGTGTTGCGGGGCGGATCGGGGTGGCTGCCCCCACCTCTGCCGCTGTCCATGAAGTAGGTGGCCGCCGACTGTCCCACCAGAGCAACGCTGGGCAGCACCAGGCTCCAGCGATGTTCACAGATCGCGGGGCCTGAGGCCCGAAGCTCGCACACCCCCACGAACGCGAGCAGGACAGCGATCTCAGCGGCAACCAGGGCCATGATTGGCCCGGTGTTGGTGGATTGGTGGCGGGCCATCCCCGGCGGCGCAAACCTCACCAGCTCTTGCCAGGACGCTCAGCGCCAAGCCTTTTCAGCGGCGGGGCGCGACGGCAGGGCCGTGGCCGCGGAGGTAGACCTCAACCTCCGCTTTGCGCACCACCCGGCTCTCGCGGTTGTTACTGATCTGCACCTTGCCGCCGTGCACCTGGGCGGTGACGCGCCAGGGCCCTGGGGAGGAATCTGCCGCTGCCGAAGGCGGGTGGGGGGAGGCCACGACGTTTGTCTCGGTCGTCAGCGGTCGCTCCCCAAGGACTGCAGCGAGGAGATCACGGGTGGAGGGAGGCATGACGACATGGAACGAGGGATTGGTAGAGGGAGAGCAAGGACCTGTGGGTTGCGCAGCCAACAGCGGAGCGGTCCCTGCCCTGTGGAGCTCTTGCCACGCCTGGGCCTCGTCTCGCTCAGCGACGGGCGATCGACGCAGCACCTCAGCACTGGGCGGGGCTGCGGGCCGATGGGCGGCAACAGCAAGGGCGCGTCACAGGTTGCCCTCGGCTTGCGGTTCGGCAAGGGCTTCGCGAGGCCGCTGCGCGGCCCCTTGCCTTCACCGGCCACGCCGGGGCGAGTTCTGTCGCGTCCCTCGCCAGTCCTCCCATGGCTGCACCACAAGGCCCCTGCTGCGAAATCCGCTGCGTCATCGAGCATCACTACGCCGATGGCGCCAAGGGCGGGTCCCATCCCGTTGAAGTCCGCTTCTTTGGCAAGCGCGGCAAGCCCGTCAAGAAGCTGCGCTTCGTGCCGGCCGCCAAGGCGCACGAGATCGCCCGCAAGCTGCAGGGCGCCAGGGGCAGCACCATCTCGGTGCTCTGAGCCCATGGGGCTTCGGCCCCCATTCCTTCCTGCTGTTGCCGCCATGGAATGGAGACAGGGCATCCCCATGGCCAAGCCCCTCTTTCGGCTGATCGGGGTTACCACCACCGTGAACTAAACCCATGTGCTCATGCGTAGGTCGCTTCGGGATTGACGCGCCGTAGACATGGTGTGGCAAATCGCACATGTGGTTCACAGGTCCGAGAACCATGACCATGGCTGTTGAGTTGGCGTTAAAATCCATTGGTTTGACTGGTTGGTCTCCGCTTGGCCCGTTGGTTTCGGTCTTGGTTCTCGGAAAGTGAGGCCTGCTCTCCGTGGTTCTAGGAAATCGCCGACTAACAAGTTATGCCATTAAGGGAAGCTCGTGACTGAATGTTCACAGGGAATTAAAAATATACAAATTCACGCGCGGTGTGCCTATCCAATAGTTACTGCTTATGAATTTGAATTCTTAAAGAGTGAGGCTGAAGTTCAGGCTATTCTTCAGCCATGTACCATATACATTATTGCTCAACGACCACTGACGTATTTCCATAATCTTCGCTCTGCCGATGGGTTGTTGACTTTTGATATAGCTGACCGCAGCTCTTCTGGCCCTTTAAAATGCGTTTTTGACCCAAGACTTAATGGATTTGCTGCAGATGATGATGAGCTCCTTGTAGACATCCAGTTCTATAGGTCACAAGCAGACGAGTCGGAGCCGTTCAATTATGTTGCAGGAATTCAGCTAAGGCGACTAGATGGCGACTTCTTGTTCTGGCTAACACCACAGAAGTTTATACACCACGTACTTACTGAACGTCTTAAGGCTAGTATTGACGGCGATATTTTAAAATATATCAATTATAAAGTCCATTACATCGGCCAGGCGTTTTCGCAAGAGATATGGAACCGCTTGACGGGCCATGAAAAAATGCAAGCCATACTTACTAAGGAGTGGACCCTCGATTCAAATGCTACTATGTCATCCTTGGAAATATCCTTGATCCTTTTGGATATTTCTGGATTTGACGAAGCCAATATTTTTCCTTTGTTAAATCTTGGCCTGTCTGAAAACGTCGATCCAATTATTCACGAATTTGATTTCAAAGATGATAATGAATCTTTTGAAAAGTATTGCTTGCCGAAACTTCGAGTGGATGCTGCCGAGCTTACCAATGAGGTTGAGGCTATGCTGGTCAATACTTTCAAGCCACTATATAACATAATCAAGTTTAGTAACTACCCTAATATAGCGAACGGTACACGCTCGGCGGGATACACAAAAAGCTCTCTTGTTCTAGAATCTCTACCAGCAATACTTTCAACTGATGAGTTTACTCAAAATGTCATCCTGCCAACCATGGCATAGCACTGCGCTCCACCCAACGACAACCGCGTAGCGGCTGTCGTTGGGTGGAGCTGGGCATTAGGCTCCCAAACGACTCAGCATCATTCAACAGAGAGGGCCGGAATGAAGTTCAAGACTCGAAACTTGCGCGCAATAGCGGAGATGGTTGTTGGCGACTCGATGCATTTCCCATATCGGTCAAGTTTTTACATCACCCAGTTCTTTGAGGAGTGTGACTTGGACTTCTTCCACGATGGGTCAACACGTTGGGCATGGACTTCTGAGCGTTTAGCAGAACTGCTTGAGGAGCCGCAACCTGCTCCACATGCGTTGCCAGAAAGGTTCGTTCACCTTCTGCGTGTATTGATGCAGAAATCTGATGCCGAGGACGACGACCCAGGCCGAACACATGCGCTTGAGGCACTAAACAAACCTCTCGAAAGAGAAGGCTTCGAGGCGTTCTATGGCGAAGACAACTCGCTTTACGTTCGACACATCGGCACCAAGACTATTTCTATCGCAAACAATCCCCATCGACCATACACGCCGAACGAAAGAAAAAGAAGAGGACAACTTAGCACCTATCTTGACACGTGCTCGGAAGACGAGCTGATTGAACACATCCTGCTACCGCTGTTTCGCCAACTGGGCTACCACCGCATCACGTCGGCGGGCCACAAGGACAAAGCTCTTGAGTACGGGAAGGATGTGTGGATGCGGTTCATTCTGCCCACTCAGCATGTCCTGTACTTTGGCCTGCAAGCGAAGAAGGGTAAGCTGGACGCATCAGGCGTGAGTAGAGGATCTAACGCCAACATCGCTGAAATTCACAATCAAGCGTTAATGATGCTGGGGCACGAGATCTTTGATCCGGAAACAAGCAAAAGAGTGCTTGTTGATCACGCGTTCATCATTGCCGGCGGCGACATAACCAAGCAGGCAAGAAACTGGCTTGGCGGGAAGCTCGATGCATCCAAGCGAAGCCAAATCCTCTTCATGGATCGCGAGGACATACTGAACCTATACGTTGTGAGCACGCTCCCTCTGCCCGAAGGGGCAACACCGAAGCAAAATCGATCCGCATTCGATGATGAAATACCGTTCTAAGACCCCACTGCACCGAACGAATAGGCGGTCGCGCCTAACTGTAGGTTCAACGCTGACAAAAATGCTCCCCATTTTTGCCGGTTAACCTTAGCTTAGGAAGCGTAGTCTCTCAGTGCCGCCGCCACACCCCTCCCCCTACAGCAACGATCCCTGGGGCGCCAGGGCCGGCGCCGCATCAGGTGTTTCCTCGGCCTCGCCAGCCTGTACCTCCAGGGTCTGTTAGATCACCCGGTCGGTGAGGGCATCGAAGTAGGCCGCTAGGGAACCCTGCAGCTCCATGAATTCGGGCCAGAGCGTTTCATTTACAAAGGCCCGGCTCAGGCGCGCCATCACCGTGGTGCGGCGCTGGCCGCGGTAGCGGTAAGGGTAGATGCCGTAGCGGCGCAGTAGAGCCACGAACAAGTGGCGCGACCACTGATCCGCCAGGGGAGAAGCGGAATTCGATCGGCGGCTCCTCGGCCTCCAGCTCCTTGTGGCGGGTCTGGAAGCGCTCGCGGGCCCGCTCGGCCGCATGGCGCTCCCCCTCGCTGCCGGGCCGGGCACGCAGGGCCTCGATGCGCCGCAGCTTCTCCACCAGCTGCTGCTCGGGGCTCGGCCGGTGACTGGCGATCTGATTGCTGCGTTGAACAGCCCATGGTGCTGTTCCAGGTGCTCAGCGAGGTGCGGCAGGCGGCAGATCTGATCTGTCCGGAGGCATGGCAGGGGCTGGCTGTTTTGTTCGGAGGTTACTTGTCGGAGGACCTTGGAGCTGTCATGAACTGATAGTGATCTGCAATCCTGAGCGCGTCCTTCTATGCTTCAGCCCGCCCTTCTCTATGCGACAGGAATCTCCAAAGGCGTTTTTCATCGCATTGATTACTGACAAGAAAGATTCTCTGTCTATCACAATATCAGCATTTTTGAAATTGGGAGTTAATAGACATATTCTCTGATCCCAAAGCATGGGAGGAAGCTCAGGGTCTGAGTCCAACATCTCTGAACTCAGAGGAGCAGCGCTGTTAGATCCACATGGATTTATGTGAAGTGAGCTAGTCAATAGCAAACATCTCTCTCCGGGAATTAGCAGAAAGCAGTTGTCAGAAGGATTGGACTCGGGCAGAATAAAAGATGTAGGATGATTGGGTTCTGCTCCTTCTTCGGCCATTTGACGGAGGGGCTTGCTTTCAATTAGTAGCTTTCCACGGTTTGTGAGTCTAATGGGTGGAAGACTGCTTCTCGCTTTTGTCGATTCTGCTTGCAGATCGTCATCACCCAGGGCTGCATGATCAAGTTCAATCTTTTCAAACCCAGATATTCTGTCGCTGAGAAGAGGAAGTGAAAACACATATTGCAAATGGTTGAGTGAAAGGTCTCCAGGATTGATCGCTCGAGCGTTAAGGAGAATTGATCCGAGAATCTCAAGCGAAGAGAAAGGAGGCAGGCCCCTTGCCGCACTTGCTGTATTGTCTTTGGATAGTATCTTTATCAGACGTTCTCCGACTTGGTCATGCATTGGCAGTAGCCCAGCCTTGGCGAGTGCTTGAAAGTAGTGTTTACGGTTCTTTCCAAATTTGATAAATAGTCTTCTAAGGCAATTGGCGCGCCCTTTTTCTGCAAGATATCCAGATTGAAGCCCCTCGTTCTGATCGGCGCCAAGAGCAAGAATGCCGATCTGAAAGTTGTCAAGAGCTGCGTATGTCTTCAGTAAACGAGCGGCAGAAAGGCAAGTGCTCCTGACTTGAAAGTATAGCTGGCCTGTTCCCTCAAAGTTATGATCCGGGCTGGCGCCTAATGCAGATGCTGTCTCTAGAAGTACCTCTTCCTCAGCAAATAACTGGTCCTCTAGGTGGCCTGGGCGCTCAAGCACATTGCTAACAAAACGTGTCAGGCTCTGCATTCGGCTGCTGTAGGCCGTATTCACTTGTGAGTCAATCCGAGACCCTCCAGACTTATAGAGCTCGCACTTCTCTGCGGCAGCTGCAGAGTGATGGCAGAAGTGGGCCTGAACGACGTAGCTATGACTCTTTTTGATCCGCTCGTGTGGGCCTTTAAGGAAAACAGGTTGGCTGCATTCTGGGCAGCTCCAGCCATCTCGAACCTGCACTGAGCCCCAGTCTTCAAGTCTGAAAACTTTAGAATAGGCTTCATCAGCCGTGATGCGTCTTTGTTCTGGGGTTTGCGAGCAGATAGCCTCAAACATTCCTCTATCCTCCCCACCCAGTCTCCATCAACTCCCGCACGCTGATGGGGTTGAGCACTGATGCACAGGTTTCCCAGGCTGAGTCTTCCACTTTGCTGTATTTCTTGTCGAAGGGGTTGCGGGTGGCGGTGGTCTGATCGATCAGCTCGGCGATCTCGGCCTCATCGTTGAGGGCCACCTTCACCCAGACGTCTTCCAGGGTGTCAGGGATCTGGCCGAAAAGCTCATGGATGGCCTGGAGGCGCTCGGCCAACACACGGTGCACCTTGTCTTCCACAGAGTCCCGGTAGCGCAGGTTGGCGATCCAGATTTGATTGCGGGCCTGGCCGATGCGTTGGATCCGGCCCTTGCGTTGCTCCAGGCGGGTGGGATTCCAGGGAAGGTCGATGTTGATCAGGGTGCCGAGGCGCTGCAGGTTGAGACCTTCGGAGGCGGCGTCGGTGCCGAGCAGAAGTTTGATCTCACCACTGCGCACACGGTTTTTCAGCAGGGTGCGGTCGCAGCGTTGGAAACGGCCGCCCAACCAGAACCCAGAACGGTTGCTGCCGGCATAGAGGCCGATCGTCAGGTCACTGGGAATGTCGGAGTGTTTGGCTAGCTGCTCGCCAACCCAGCGCACCGTGTCGTAGTACTGCGAGAAGAGGATGCAGCCCCGGTCCACCCAGCGTTCGCTCGCATTGGGGTTGGTGCCGAGTAGGTAGCCGAGGATGGCTTCCAGCTTCGGGTCGCTTTTGCTGCCCTCTTTCAGCAGCCTGAGGCAGCGCTCCAAGGACGTGATCTCATCTGTGGAGAAGTTGCGGAACTCGCTGTAGCCCTGGGGCTGCCCCTCGTTACCGAAGAGGTCTTCGTCGATGTCGTCCTCGTCCTCGTCGTCGCCTGTGTCTGGTGAGACGTTGAGCAGCTTGGCCACGGTGTTTCGACCAGCCTCCATGGAGCTGCCCAGGCGGCGCAGCAACAGGGTCTTGAAAAAGCCAGCCCCGCGCATCCGCTTCTGCAGGAGCTCACTAAACGTCTCGGCTTCTTTGTATGCGTCCTTGAGGTAGCCGCCAAGGTTGATGGCGTCGTTGTCGTCTTCCCCGAAAAGCTTCACCTCCACCTTGGGGAGGTAGTAGCCGCCGGTGGCCGGGTTTATCTCCTGCTCCAGGTAACTGCGGGTGCGGCGCACGATGCAGCGCAGCATCGGGTTGAAACGCTCGCCGTACTCCGGTAGCAGCTTGTTCTTGAGTTGTACGCGGCGCAACGCATTGGGCAACTTATCCAGATCCTCAGGTCTGAACTGCCACTTCTTGTCTGGAGCTCGTAGGTGCCGGCGGATCTTCTCAATTGCGGGATCCTCTGAGGAAGCGGGCAGAGGGTCCATCACGAATTGCCAGCCCTCGAAATCGTCGTCTGCCGGAACGCTTTGCTCGCCGGTGGCGATCTGGATCGTGCGGTAGGCGCTAAACCAGCGGCTGGTAGCGGTCTTGCCACCAAGAACCCCTTCGTTGCCGTTGGAGAGGATCGAGAGCAGGTCCCATGCCTCCACCGGGTGCAACTGCACCGGGGTGGCGGTGGCGAACAGCATGCTTTTGGTCTTCTCGCCGATCTGGCAGAGGAAGCTCATCAGCTTGTTGGGCTCTGCCCTCTCATCCACCTCCGGCTGGCCGGCATCCGTCTTGGGTCGGTTGCGGCGCCTGGCCCGGTGGGCTTCGTCGACGATGACGCAGGTGTAGCGCTGGTTGAGCAGCTGTCGGATCGCATCCGGCATCCCCCGCACGATCAGGCCCTGCGACACCAGCCCGATGCGCCTTGGGCATTTGCTGAGCGACTTCACCCCTTCCGAGGGGTGCTCCACATCGTTTTCATCCACCCAGCTGCGGCCGTTCCAGTAGGCAGAAGGCAGCTGCAGCAGCTCCATCAGCTCGTCGCGCCACTGCTGCAGCAAGGGCTTGGGGGCGAGCACCAGGATCGGTCCCCCTTGGGGATCCTCCAGGGCCATCAGCAGGGCAGCCATGGCCAACTGGATGGTTTTGCCCAGTCCCACCTGATCGGCGAGCACCAAGCGAGCCCCGCCGAGGCGATGGCGTTCCAGGGCAAGGCTGGCGAAGTACTTCTGATGGGGCCAGAGACCCTGCTCGCGCCGGTAGATCGGTGTTTCCACCGCGGCGGCGGCGGCAGCCTCCATCACCGAGCTGGTTTGCAGCTTCTCGGGTTCCACCACCTGGCGGTGGATGATCCGCTGCACATCGTTCTGGATGAACGGGCAGTCGGCCAGGGAGCGGGCGCGGTGATCGTTCCAGAGGGCGTCAAACTCCTCCTGCACCCAGGCGATGGTGTCTGGCTCGTCGCTTTCCCAGAGCAGCTCGTAGTTGAGCTTCCAGGCGCTGGCGCTTTCGTTGACGCTGCCGAGGAAGGCGGTGGCGGGGCGATCGGCGTAGCTGATCACGCCCGCCTTGCCGTGAATCAACCCGAAGGCCGTATCGGGCAGCACTCGGATCTCGATCTTGTCGCTGAGCAGGGCGTCGTAGAGCGCCTTGTAACGAGGTAGGGCGTTGGGGGGCGCTAGTTCAGGTTGGCCAGCACACCAACTGCGGCGCAGTGCCGCCTGGGCAGCGGTGGCTGTGGCTAGATCGTCTGGATCGAGATCGGAGTTGCAGATGATCCGCACCTTGCCGCTTACCCCAGTGATCGCTTCTCCAGCGACTTCAAGCAGGCTGGAGCGGAAGTAGCCGGCGATGCGGTCGTAGCTCACAGCCCCCTGTAGGCGTTCGTTGAGAACGCCCTGATCGAGCCGGTTGCGCCTACTGGAGTGGTGCTTGAGCATTAGGCGTCATCGTTCCTCAGGCGGCCGGCCAGGATGCGCGCTGCCTCTGAGTCCTTGGCCCAGCCGGCGGTGTCCTCCGAGTTTCCGAGGGCAGCCAGCCAATCGAGTAGACGCACCATCGACTCTCTGCGGCCCCAGTAGGTCTGCCCGAAGGTGTCACGCAGGTACTGGCGCCCTTGATTGGGATCGTTGTCGGCAGCAGCTGTCTCGCAGATGGCAAAAAGCAGATGGCGTAGGGGGCTGGCGGCGAAGGGGTGGGGGCCACTGGCGCTGGTACGACCTCGGCGAGGCAGAGCAGCAGCTGATTCCACGGCACCGTCGATGGGTGCCAGGAGGCTGGTGCCAAAGCCCGATGGCGTATGGACGCAGGTGCCGTTGGCCTTATCGCTCTTGAGCAGGGGCTTGATGTCGGTTACGCCAAAGCCGCGGGCGAGTTCTTCGTACATGCCCTTGCGGCGTTCACCACGGGACTCGATGTCGACGGCACGGAGGTAGTAGCGCTCAATCAGGCTCAGGTCGCGCCAGGAGTCATTAAGACCTTTTGGGATCAGCTCGTCACAGGCAATTGTGATTGCGCGTTCGATGACTTGCTGAAAGTCGCTCTTTTGGTTTTTAGAGCGGACGGCGAAGACTTCATCGGTGACGTTCTTGCCATCGAGGGTCGAGTATTGGGTGAGAACCTTGAGTGCCGCTGCATAGGCAGCTAGTTGATAGTCTGAATCGTTAAAGTTTGGCTCTCCATCCTCATCAAGAGCCTGCATCGAGGCAATTTGAGCTCGAACCTCGTCTTCAACCATTGGGAAAATGTCAAAGAGGAATCCAGGCTCCGCTGCAGCACGCTTGCGCAACACTAGGCAAACGGTGCCCTGTACATAGTTGCCTTTTTTGATGCCCACCGCATCTGTTTCAGTGTTGATCGTCCATGCTGCGGTGGCTTTCAGTCCTGCTGCCCAGAGAATCATGCCCAATCCGGCCCACACAGCTGGATCTTGATGGGTGAACATAACTATCTGCAAGCCTTTGTCCGGCATGTTGCGGGCCAGGTTCTGATATATCTCCACCATTGAACGACGGAAATCATCGCCATCACCGCGCACTGCAAGCTGTGCTCGGGCGTCTGAAATCCATTCCGGAAAAATTCTTGCGACTTGCTTGTCGTACCAGGACAGGAAAAAGTCGGCGAGTTCGTGATAGTTGACCGCATCAGCGTAGGGTGGATCGGTGATCCAGAGATCACAGGACTCGCAGAGATCGCGAGCGTCTGCATCAATGACACGGCTCTGCGCCATGCTTGGCACAGAATAGGCAATATCTAGCTCCCAAGAAGTAATGAATTTAATAACAGGCCTATTTGAAAAGGCAAATTGCGTATTTAGGGCTTGGTTCTGAAATACTCCGTTGCCCTTTTCGTTCGCTGGGCTAGAATCCCAGCCACAGAGACGAGAGTCCCAGTTCGCAAGTTTTCCTAGCCCCAGCAAGCATCCCACTTTCGCTGCCTTTGTCTGAGCCAGTTCTCCACTGATCTGCGCCAGAACCCCATGGGTCAACAACTGCCTAGGCGTAAACAAATGATGCCAATATTTCCAGCCACGGGTTCGAATCGGTTCCTCGGTTTTGTCACCTCCCTCAGGGATCGCTTTCGACGGGATGAACCCCTCCAGCTGCCATTCTGAGAAGCGTTCACGTAGCAGCTTAAGTACCTTTCCTTCTCGCTCTAGATCGGCTGCATCGGGTGCGGCATAGCGACGTTCACCGCGGCTATTGATCCAGCGAATGCAATAAAGCCTTTCCTGAAACACATCGCCAGGGCGTGGCACAATATCTTCGTTGCTCCAGTGCCGCAATCCTTCAGGGCCGCGCAAGGCTTCGATCGACCACGAGCGGCTGGAGTTAAATGGATCGATTACCCGGCTATTCACAATAGTGGCTCCTTTTTTTGCTTTGTAGAGCTTCAATTCAGCTTCGTTGACGACGGCTATATCTGGTTGCAGTCGGTCTGATCCTGGCACCAGTTCCCAACGGGCCACTACTTTTGATTTCTCACCAATCAGCCAACTCGGGGCCAAGGGGATGTAGTAGTCACATCCTTCTGGCTTGACTTCTACGCAATAGAGATAGGCGTCAGCACGCTCACCCTTATCGTTGTGTTCAATACCCCATGCAGTGACTTGTTGATCAGCGGCGGCAAGGGCTTTTGCCTGCACGCACATCACCTCTTCCTGTATCGCCTGGCCACCACCAAGAAGATTCAGGCTGGCCCATGTCAGCAAGCCAGCCACGGGATTAAGGTCGGAGCCAAAGGCTTCGCATCCAATGCGGGCGGCTTCAAAGGGAATCGAACCGCCACCGCAAAAACTATCGCCCACTCGGGGCGTGTGGCCAAAACTGCGCTGACCAAGTTGTTCGATCAGCCCTTTTAGATTGGCAGCGCTAGTACCCAAGTGATCATTGATCTCCGCCCAGGCTGCCTGAGACGGACCCGCCACATTCTCGGGGCGTTCACACTCGGCGATTCGCTCGGCATAGGACAATCCGTCGAATGTGGAGCGGTCGGCGATTGAACGCCTGCGTTGATCATCAAGCCGTTGGCGTTGAGACTCGGTTAGTTCTTCCAGAATCTCAGCTAAGACAAATTCTTTCTGGTCAGCACTTATTCCGCGTTGCCAACCACTGGCCCCAAAGTATTTATCCTGGATCTGTGCTGGAGCTGCCTCCCGCCAAGCTTTCACAGGAATCTCACCCTTTTGGCGATTCCAAGTGCCTTCATCGTCCATCGTGAGGATCTTGAGAAAGATATGTCGATCTTTTTTGGGATTGTCTGACGCTGGCATCAACATCCCCAGGATGCAGGCCCGCACCAGGATGAGGGGCTTGCGGCCCCACCATTTACCAAGGCGAGTCAGTGTCTGCCCGTTATTGGCTTTGCGCTCTTTGTATGCTTCCGCCGAGAGCCGGGCAATAGGGAATTGGGTTTCGATGAAGGCTTTCTGCATCTCAGATCTCAAGCGCTAGTTGCGAGTGGCCAAGCAGTTCACGGCGAGCTTTGGGTGACATCCCCTCTCCCTTCACAAAGGGGTTATCGGCGATGGCGGCTCGCAGAGCCTTGCGCCATCCCACCCCCTTGTTCATCGCCTGGCCGGTGGTGGCCACTGTCATCGTGTACAGCCACCAGCGCTCTTCCGGTGCCAGCGCTTCCCAGTTGCGCAGGGCATTGGGGGTGTCGTCAATCGAGGCTTCCTCCACTGCCCAGCACAGCACGCAGAGCTCCTTGCCCAGTGAGGGATGCACCGGGATCGGCTTGGTCGGGCTCTTGGTGAGCTTGGCGGTGGCCAGGCCGTTAGCCCGCAGCCGCCGGTTGGCCTCCTCCCAGAACGCTGGCGCCAGGGCTGCCCAGCGCCCCCGATCCAACGACACTCGCAGCGCCGGGTCGGAAGGTGGCGGTGCCGGTAGGGAGGTGACATCTACTCCGCTAAAGCGATCGCCCCGGTATTCGCTGATCGAGATCAGGTCCCCCTTGGCGGCACCCTTGGGTATGTGGATCAGAAAGCCATGGCGGCTCTCCTCTGGCACAAAGCCCAGACCGATGCTCTTGCGTGAAGCTACGGGGGTTCTGGCCATGGCTCAGTCCTGATCCACGTAGCTGAGGTTGAACGGCTCCTTAGTTGCGTTCAGCCAGTCGATCAGGGCTTGCCCAGTGGAGAAGCCCAAGTTGCCGATCTCCATCCGCAGCGTCCCGTCCTGCACGATGTCCTGGAGCTTGCCAGCCACCGTCTTGAGCTCGGCGCCGCCGTAACCGTTGGCCAGCGAGCCGGAGTAGTCCACGATCTGCTCGCCATTGCTGCTCTTGGCAGAAAGTTCCACGTCGTAGGCCAGCACCCCTGGGTTCTGCTCCAGCCGGGTGATCAGGTCCCACACCGCCCCAGAGTCATCGAGCTTGCTCACCTTCTGCCAACGCGCAGGGCGGGTGGCATCAATGGTGCGCACCTCCTCCCCGCGCTTAGGGATGTCCTGCACGATCCCTTGGGAGGTCAGCGAGTAAGTCGGGGCCTGGGCCACGGCGCAGACCTTGCGGCAGTTGTCCGGCACGCGGATCGACCCGTCGTACACCGCCGCATTGCTGCCGATCGGCGAGGAGCCATCCGTTGTGTAGTGGATGCTCACCCCATTGGCCCTGGGGAAGGCCAACAGCTCCACCTCGTAGTGATTCCCGCGGTCATGGAGTTGTTTCTTGAGTCGCAGGGTCGCTGTCCAGGTCTTCACCTCGCTTTGGCGCTCAGGGTTCTCGCTGTCAAATGCCAGGAACTTGTATTGCAGGCCCTTAGCCTCAAACTTGGCCGTCGAAGGCACTGGCGATGAGGCGGTGGTCGGCTCGCTCTCCCCGCTTTCGAACACAATGCTGTCGCAGTGCAGGGGGATCAACTGCAGATAGGTACGGCCATCGCCGTCGTCGTCGCGGCTCAGCTCCCGGATCTCGATGTTGGGAGTCGGCGGAGGGAAGGGCCCCCTGCGCACGTAGTTGCCCTCAGGCCGCCAGCGATCGCGCTGGATCGCGTCGGCCTTCAGGTCATCGAGTGCCGACGTCTTATGCAGCGGCCAGTCGGTGCGAGTCGCAGCTGCCCGCTTTACATCACTCCACAGAGCTACGGCACTATCAGTTGAGCCAAAGAGACGAGCTTCCGCAAAGGCGCGGAATTTGTCATCTGATATTTCAGCCGTAAATTTATTGGCAACTCTCAGGGTCTCTTTGATCGTGGCCTCGCCATTGGTGTTTCCTGCGAAATCTAAAATCACAGAATTAGGACGCAGGGAGCTTTCCCTTGATGGATAGACCAGTTGATCAAAAGTCTCCTTTAACGCAGAAGAAAACTGCAAGCCAATCCGGGCTTGGAGTGAATCATGTGCGCGCCATTGCGGGTCATCTGCAGGTGTGTTCTCGCTTTTGAGGTCAGCCTCGATGCTCTCTAGGGCGCGCGCTTGCCGAGCAGCCTCAAGAATGCGCATGTAGGTGTCCTTCGAGCCGCTCAGGAACAGCACCCGGTTCTTGAATGGCTGCTGCTGCCACCAGTCCTGCCAGTCCTGCGACACCGGAAGCCCATTGGCCTGCCCGCCGGGACGGGTGATGACCAACGTGGTTTTCTCCTGATCGAGCTGCACCTCATCAGGCGGGGGCAGCACCTTCACCACCTGGAAGCAGTCGCGCAGGCTGGGCTCGAAGTAGTCCTGTAGGTGCTCCCGCAGCATCCTCTCGACGGTTTCGTTGTGGAGCGATTGAGCGGTGGAGCGCAGCTTGGCCGCCAGGTTCTGCTGGTTCTTGAAGAACAGCCGGCCGTCCGGTGAGTTATGCAGGTACCAGGCCCGCGTTGCCAGCTTGTCGAGAACGTTCGGCTTGAACGACGAGAGGTCTCGGCCAGGTCGCTGCAGGCAGTCCACCAGTTGGTACTCCCGCATTCCGTGGATGGCGCCAGGAGTAGTGGAGAGAGAGGCCACCAGGATCAGGCGGGCGGCATCGGAGGCATCTGTGTTGCCGTTGGCTTCATCGATCACCTCAACTTCGGCATCACCGCCATGGGCGATGTCGTGAGCGATTGCCTCACTCAAGCTGGGGTTGATCGTGCGCACCTCTGAGGCGAGCTCATCCTTGTTGAGGTCGAGGTCGTAGGGATGGATCAGCTCCAAACCAGCTGCCTTGCCTGAGTGCCAGAGGTCGGAGACGACCATCTGCATCAGGCGGATCACGCCACGGGTCTGCTGGAACCCCTCGTTCTCCTTGAATTTGCCTACCAGCTCCCGCAGGTCGGGATGGAAGGGGTAGGAGTCCTGAACCCGGGTGTAGAGGGACTCCGGGGTTGTGGTGGTGAGCCCCATGTTCACCGCTTCCCGTAGCGCCTCCCGGTAGGAGCCAGCCACGCCATTAATGGCGTTCTGGGGTGCCACCTCGGCAAAAAGGCGTTTGCGCAGGATGTGATACAGCTCGTCGCCGTTGGGATTCACCGGTGTGATCGGCACCGCAATCCGCCGCGATTCACCCGTCAGCTGCTGGATGGCTTTATCAACCGCCTGGTTGATGTTGTCCTGCCCACCGGAGTAGTTCGTGCCGCCCAGGTCGGAGAGCACCAGGCAGACGTTGGGCATCTCCGTGACGGCCACGAACAGGTTGGCCAACGCGGCCGTGGTCACCGTGGCCAGGTTGCCGTTGCCCACCGGCACCGCTACGGCGTATTCCAGATACGGCGGCAGCTCGTCCAGGAAGATCACCAGCGGCTGCTCGCCGAGAAGCTCCTTCCACGCCTGCGGGCCCGGTGCACTCAGCAGGGGGGAAACGTACTTAGCGAATTGCTCGCCCTTGCCCAACTGCTCTGCGATGGAGCCCCAAATCCCCCCGGTGGCATCGGTGCTGCGGCCGTTGAAGCCCACCACCTGGCAGGCACCCAAGCTCGGGGCAGGATTGCCGCCTTCGATCTGCGAGCACACCTCCTGGCGGAGGTGGGGATCCCGGGCCAGCAGGCCCAGGGAAATCATGCTGTGGGTCTTGCCTCCACCCATGGCCTGGGAGAGCTGAAACACCGAGGAGCCAGCACCAGAGCCACTCAGATGACGGAAGGCACGCTCCACCAGAGCGAGCATCCCGTTGGTGAAGTAGTTCTCCTCAAAGAACGCCCCACCATCCACCTCACCCTTGAGGAAGGTGTCGAGGTTGAGCACCGTGGCGCGCCGATCTGCTGCGAAGACCGAGGGGCGGGGGGTGCAAAGTTCCTTAAGAGCCACGAAAAGAAACGCTCCCTATTCGCAAAAGATGGTCAAATCCATGCGTCCGATGCATAAATCAAGCCGTTTCAGGCCCACACGCTGGATCAGGATGTCAGGGCTGCTCATGGCAGGTGGGCAGTGGCTCAAGCGCAGTCCTATTAAAGCCATGTGAGGCCTGAACGGGGCGTATATGCGGCTTTCCCCCTTGCTGACTGAGGTGGCGGGCTTGACTCATCTGCATAAAACCGCAGATTTCTGCGCAGCTCTCACCACAGTTCTTTGCGCTGGTGGGCTGAGTACGAGTCTCGTGGCTGACCTGGGCGTGATGGAGGCGCCACTATTGGCGGCACCGGAATCGCCTTGTCCTCCACCGGTTGGGGCGACAGGCCTCCTCAGCGTGCGCGGCGGGGCAAGGGCTGCGCCAGCGGCCTCGCTGCGCTCTGCCGCCCTTGCCCTCCCCGCGCCTGGCTTCGGCGTCCTTCGCCGGCTTCGCCATGGCGTCCACAGCGTTTCCGATCGTGCTGCACGATCACACCAGAGCGGGCATCCGATGGCGGGTCTCCATCCAGCCTGAGCACCCTGTTGCCGGTGAGGAACTGGTGCGCTTTCTCAAGCGCGGCAAGCACAGCAAGCTCCTCGATCAGCACTGCCGCTGGTGCGCCCTGGGCGGCTGGGCCCGGGGCCATGCCCCCAGCGCCCGGGTGCCCCAGGCCCTGCGGCTGCGCATCGAAGCGGAGCTGCAGCGGCGCCATCCGCCCATGGCGTCGTCAGCGGCGCAGATGTCCATCCATCGCGGCAGCCTGCCGGGGGCCGCAGAAGCGATCAGCTGCGGCGGCATGAGCTTCTCGGCCTTCCTGGCCATGGAGCTGGTCGAGGCCTGTCTGCCGGATCCGTTCCGGCGGATTGCGCCAGCCCGTGGCCACTGAGCACTCGTGCCGGGGAGCGGCTGGCTCTGGCTGGTTGCTCCCCCGTTGTTGCCTTCTGGCCTGTTGCTCCCCGGCGGCACTCCGGGCGTGACGACGCTGGGGCGCTTCTACGCCCTGGCCTGAGCAAGCAGCAGCGCCAGAACCGGCGGCCGGACAGGCAGGCGAGCAGGAGCGGCGGTGGTCCACCGGTTCGGCGGAAGGCTCCCCCATGGTGCAGCGGGCAGCCAGCGGCCGTTCGCTGCACTCACGGGCTGGCGGTCGCCGGGGCGTCAAGGGCAAGACAAGCCGCTGCGCGGCCCTTGACCTCCCGGCTTGCCGCTGCGGAGGGGCGCCGTTCTTCGCCGCACTCCGATGGAAGCCACCAGCCGCTCCCCGTTTCGCCAGGCCCTGGCCTGCAGCCTCGCCCTGCTCTGGGTCGCCACTGAGCTCAGCGTTGCAGCGGGCCGCGCCTGCGGTGCCGCCCTGCAGCGCCTGCAGGCACGTCTCGGCGTCTGGGCCGCCAGCAAGGCCCAGGATCCGGGGTGCCAAGCCGCTTCCGAGGCCGAAGATCCCCAGCAGGAAGCGGTGATCAGCGGCTGGGAGGCTGCCGTAGCCGCCGGGGAGTGGCAGGAGCCTGAGCCGGTCGAGCCCCTGTGCCCCGGCGCCTGGTGGGATCTGATCGATCCCGGCGAGCGGGCCGAGGCTGATCCGGAGCAGCCCCTGCGTTGGGCCGTCTGA